CTGCAGTCACCGTGCTGACAAGCGCCATCTCGGCGTTCACATCCCGCTGGGCCTTTTCCTGCTCTTTGGATTGTCTTGTTTGTTCTTCTTGCGATTTTTTGTAGCCCTCAGTGCCCTTCTGCGCCTGGGTAGCTTTCTGATCAGCAGCTGAGTAAGCATTCCCGACGGCCTGGAGCTCAGACACCGCTTTTTTAGTGCCGGCCTCAAGCCCTTCCGCCGTTGCCCGTATCTTAAATATAAGTTCCTCGTCCACGCCAGCACCTCCCTTTTTGCGGTATTATAAAAGCACCTCCTCAGGGAAGTGCTTTTTGTTTTGAAACCTATTTTTAAGGTTCTAATCCTGAGTCTTAGATTCAGCGATCTCCAGCATCCGGGCCATCCAGAAAAACACCGCATGTACTGTCAAGGAGCCAAGAAGCACGGTGACGGTAATAATCAGCCCTTGCAGGCTAAATTCTTTTTGCATAACCCCTGTAGTGATGAAAATGCTTGTGAATGCCAGCGCTATGGCTACGATGCAACCCAACACCAATATAATAACGCCAAGCCTCCTCATGTACTGCGGCCAACTGAAACCATCGTCCCGTTTTCCATTATTGAACGAGTTGGGTTTTCTTTAAACTCCTGCATGGCAAACCCTCCAAAGATATGATATACACATTATACCATACGGCAATGCCGTCTACCAGTCTTTAGCATCGACATATACCATATCGTCTTTGCCCTTTTTATCTTTATCGATTCGGTGCATCTCGTTATAGGCGTCCAGCACCGTCAGAAATTCGTCGATATAGTAGTTTTCGATGAGGTCTTTTTTGCTGATGCCGATGGATTCGCCGATGGCGATCCATTGCTGGAGCCAGATAGCAGTGTCGGCAGCTTTTTCTTTATCAGCCCCGACACGTCGGCGAAAAAATCCGTCATGTCATTGAGCGCCCAGTATTCCCGGATGACGTCGCACAGCTCCTTTGGCGTCAACGTATTTTTGATCACGTCCTTGTCGACGCCGAGGATCAGCGATATCGTATTCACCACGTATTCCGGGGCTATCATCAGCAGGCGCGTGACGATGGTGATCAGAGAATCGTTGGTCAGCTTGGTGAGCTCCGCCATGATGTCCGTTACCGTCTTGCCCGGAAATAGTTCGGATATCAGCTGCGCCGGCAGCTCCTCGAGCTCACGCATGGCGATGAGGTATTGCCCGATCGGCACCTTGCGCACCTCAACACCATGGACAATCTTGCCCTTCGGCAGCGTTACGTTCGTGCTGCTGTTGCCCTTAAAGATATTCAGCTTCATCGTAATCCTCCAAAAAAGTGTGAGGGGATGGGGCTGCCATCCCCTCGTGTCAAGAGAGTGCTCAGCCGCCGGCCACCGGCAGCTGGTCGATCGTATTGATCCAGTCGTAGGTACCATCTTCCGAATCCTTTGTGATACGGACGGCGCCGTCTGCCTGGCGCTGGGTCGCGCGCAGCGTCAGCTCGTAGGCCTGGATGTCGTTGTCATCGCCCTTGGTTTTGTGTTCAACCTTCACGGATATGAGCTTGACGACATAGTGCTTGAACATACGGTACTGGCCCTCAATGGTCGCCGCCGCGTAAGCGAAAGCGAATTCGGGCGCCGCGTCGGTGTTCTTGAACAGGTACGTCTTGTCTGTCGCGTTGTACGTCCCGCCGCTGAGCTTTGATTCGACCTCCAGCGGCAGCTCCGCCAGCGTGATGGTCAGATCTTCGTATTGGAAGTCGGATCCGCTGGCATACACGCCATCATCCGCGTAAATCGTGTAGTCGCTCCGGCTGACGTCTTTGGCGAGGTTTTGTGCGCCGGACAGCGCAATCATGGTTCCGGTGGCGAAGGTCGTGTCGTCGTTTGTCGTGATCGGCCACAGCCGTGCCGCCCGGAATCCCTTCAGTGCTAGTTTAGACATTATCATCGTCCTTTCTTACGGTGTGTTCAGGCCCCAAAGGCCCACTTCGATATAGTAGGTCGTCCGCCCGTTTGCGGAGGCGTCCATTTTTTTCGGCCCGCGGCGGGGCCGGGCAATACACCAGCGGTCATCTGTCAACTGGATCCGCTCTTCGTCTATGCCGCTGTCCAGCAGCGTAAAGAGTGCGAAGGCATCGGCGTAGGCCGTGTCGGCATCCATCCGTCTGACACGAATCTGCACATACCGCATGCCGCTGCCGTCGTTGATCTCAGGTACGGTATGATCCCACAAAAATAGCCCGACGCATTCATCGGGCTTATCGGGCATCGTATCGACCCCGATATTTGTATATCCGTTGGCTGTTAAAAAGGTCTTCAAATCACGTAAAAACACTTCTTAACCATCACCTCCCAGCGCTTTCTTGGCCGAATCGATCAAGTGCTTTTTCCAAGCTGACGAGTGTTCCACAATGACACTCTCCAGATATTTAGCCTCGCCGTCTTTATGATAAAACTCCACATGCTCGTGCTGTACAAAGGCGTATGGAGCCGTGAAGCCTATTTCGGCTTCAACGGTGCCATCCCCGGACGGCGCCGGAGCTCCGCCCGCGGTAGTGCTTCCATCCGCGTTGCCGTGGGCTATCTGCTGCTGGTTGACTGTCGCATATCCGCTGCCGCGCAGGTCTCCCAAGTCTTTCGGTGCTCGTTCCACAGACTTTTCAATACATTGCAGAGCAACATCAGTGACAGCCTTCACCGTCGCCTTGGGCACATCCTTGGTGATCTTGTCCAGCTTGGCCTGTATTGCCTTGGACGCCGCCGCATAGTCCGATGGCGTCTTAATCACCCATGTGGCCACTACAGATACACCTCCCGGTGCAGTTCCTCGCCCATGACGCCTGTAATCACGTCAACCGTCAGTACAGGCCACTCGCGGCCCTGCCAGACGATGATGTCACCCAGATCCACCGGGGCGGCGGTCATCACGTACATCTGGCTGATGACCTGCTCGCCCTGGGCATCGCGCACCAGGCGGTGGGAATCTTCGACACGCCCCTTGATCATCGTAGGATCATTAGGCGCTGCGGGTGAGAAGACCGGCGTGCCGGTGTCGGAGGCATCCACCCTCAGCCGCCAGCCCACGTCCTGCATGGCGTAGGTGTCAATCAAATGGCACACCCCCCAGCATATACGGACGCATGAGCCGACCCGCCGCCGGATTCATGGCCGAATGGGCGGACACGGCGCCATACGTTTCAGAGATCTTCCCGGCGGACCATGAGGTAATGCCCATGGCGCGCAGCTGCGCACGCTTGGCGATCTCTTCCGGCTTGCCGACGCTGCCCGCCGCCTCCAGTGCCTGAGCCGCCTGCACCGCCGTCGGCACGGCATCCTGTCCATACCTGGGGAACTGCAGCGGCTGGCCGTCCACAGCCTTTCGCCCGGACAGTGGCAGCCCCTCAATCCAGTCCAGCGCCTCCCGGAGATAAACCTCCTTGTCAGCGGTGGAGAGCGCCTCCCAGGCTTTGCGCCGGGAGTCTACAGACACCAGCCGGATGCTGATGATCGTGTCGGCCTCGGCTGCGGTGATGTATGTGTCAACTCCCGGCGTCATCGCTTGTCACCTGCCTTAGGTCGTAGATTTGTGCAGGTAGATACCCGCCACCTTGTTCTCGTAGGCGTCCGCGATGCCCACATTGCGATAGCCGAACTTCCAGCCGTCTGCGTCTTGATTGTGCTCCGGATCAACAATCTTGGGTGCGACGTGCTTCTGGAACTGAATCACAGCATCCTTCTGGACAACAATGAAGTTGATGTTCTTGCCGTCCGTCGCGTCCTTGATGTAGCCGCCAGCCTCCTGGCCGCTGGTCGTGCCGTCCTTCTGGGTGATCTTGGTGTACAGACGTGTCTGCGGCATGCGCACCACTTTGGCGAACCGCGCAATCACCGCTTTGGATTTCGTCGTGTCCAGGTCTTCGATCAAGCCCATCAGCGATCCTTCGATATACAGGATACGGTTTTCATAGGGCACTTCATCAGCGTCCATCTTGTCAGTTGCCGCGCGCAGTGCTGCCAAGACAGCAGCTCCTGTGGTTAGTGCCGCGCCTGCGACCGTGCTGATGCCCGACACCTGGGCGTACATCGAAATACGGAACGCGTCCAGCTCTGGGGTCACCTTAGTGCGGATAAACTCTCCGGCCAGACGCCCGAACGCGAGACCGGCTGTCTCCAGATTGTCCATTGTATCAATATTGAACATCCGGCCGCGATCGAAATTACGCCTGTCACATACCCGCTGTTACGCGAGTAATTCGCCAACCCGCTCATGTCCATCTTCGGGATAATCATCTCGTTGGCATTTGCGCCCTGCTGAACCAGCTCCGGCGCGCCGTCCAAATCGGACGTCAGAGACGCCAGTTTGTACACCTCATCCAGGATGGGGACGTACGCTTTTGCATATGCTATCGAATTTGCCATTTTGTTACCTTTCTACCGCCTTACGCGGTCTTCGTCGTTGTCGGCAGGCCTGCAGCGGCCCGCATTTTAGCCTCCTCAGCGGTACTCTGGTCAGGAGCAGGAGGATTCCCGCCCGCGCCCGGCATGGTGGTCTGAGCGAACGCCCATGCGTGTGACTGCTGCAGGGCCTTGATCTGCTCATCGGCGCCGACGAGCTTACCGGAATCGTCCAGACTGATCTTGCCCATGTCCAGCAGCGCGCCCACCGCCGTAACGTCATGCGCCTTCGCGGCCATCAGTGCGGCGTCCAGCTTGCGCCCCATTTTCAAGGCAGCGTTGTCCTTGGTCAATTGATCCACCTGTCCCTGCAGCGCGGCGCCGTCTACCTTCTGAAGATCGGCCACCTGCTTTGCGAGCTTGCCCTTATCGATTTCAAGCTCATCGAACTTGCCTTTGGCTACATAGCCGCCGTCTGCGAGGTTGGCCAGCTTCACCTTGTCGTTGCCAGTCAGCTTCTCTGCCACCTGAGCGTAGAGTTCGTCGCCAAGATACTGTTTCAAAAATTCCATTGTGATCCTTTCATCCCGTCGATTTGGTTTAAATGCCGGTCGACTCCGGTTACTCACGGGATCCCGCGTTTAAAGGCCGGTGGGGAGGCCGTTTTTTGGTAATATAAAAAAGCCCCGAAAGGCTTTTTAACAGTGTTTTAAATAGCTTTTATAGCTTGCTGTACGGACAGTTGCGGCACCGCTTCCTGGCAGCTTCTATGTCCTTGATTTCACTCAGTTCCTTGGTCGATGATATCTTGAATGTCCCGTTTAAGCACATGAGCGAATCATAACAAAGGTCAACGGATATGACCTTTCCATATGCCGGGCAATGCCGATCAGCCCTATAATCCAGCTCCTTAGACATACTTTTTCACCGTCCTTATGATTGCATCCGAGACTTCATCAAATTCGCGCTTTGACCATGTCGTCATGACAATCCAGTCTCCATTGGTATTTT